CATCTTTTGGAGTATTTGAAACATTAACACAATATGGTGCACTTGGTGTAGTTGTAATTGGATTAGGAGCTGTCTTATGGTTTATGTTAAAAAGACAAATAGCTTCAGAAGATAAGTTAAAATCTAAAGTAGATGAGTTACAAAAAGAACTTACTACATATATTGGTTCAGATGCTTATAAAACTACTGAAGCATTAAATAATAATACAAAGGCATTAGAAAAATTACAAGACATTATAATTACTAAGCGATGAAAAACAAGCTTATATTACTAGGACTTATAATAATAATCATGGGTCTTATGATCACTCAAATATTTAAGAGTGGTACTGAACATGTTCATGTTGTTGATAAAGCAAAAACTCTTGAAGTTAATAATGAAAAATTAACTAAAGAGAATGGAGTATTAGAGTTAGATGTAAAACAGCTTGAGCAAACTGTATCTAGGACAGAAGAGCAACTTGCACAAACACCTGTTGCAGAAACTATTGAAATTATAAAAAAAGTAAAAGTTTATATTTATGATACTATCATTGTACATGATACTATTATTATTAAAGAACAGAAAAACTTTTGGGGTAAAACTAAATCAGATACATTATGAGAAAATTATTTAGAGAACTTATTTCAGATAATAATCAAGTAAATGAACAAGCATTTGCAGGAATAGTAGCATTTTTTGCTATGGTATTTATTTTAATAGTTGATGTAATTACAGGTATTTGGGGCAGAGAATTAGTAATTAAAGAATTTATCTTTGATGGCTTTATGATCATTACTCTTGGAGCATTTGGAATTACTACAGCAGGTAAAATTATGTCAAATAAAAAAAATAATCAAGATGAAAATAACTAAGACAGGAAAGGCTGGAATTGAAATGATTAAAACCTTTGAAGGATTTGTAGGAAAACCTTACAAATGTCCTGCAGGTATTCCTACAATAGGATACGGAGCTACATTTTATCCTAATGGTAAAAAAGTAACTATGGCAGATGCTGCTGTAACTGAAGAACAAGCAACTGAGTTATTGGCCAATATGCTTGTAAGTTTTGAAAAATATGTAGATAGCTACTGTGTAGATACAATTACACAGAATCAGTTTGATGCATTAGTATCATTTGCTTATAATCTAGGACCTTCAAACTTAAAAGTTTCTACTCTACTTAAGAAAGTAAATGCTAATCCAAATGATGAATTAATTAAATTAGAATTTATGAAGTGGGTTAAAGCAGGAGGTAAAACTTTAAAAGGTTTAGTAAGAAGAAGAGAAGCTGAAGCAAACTTATATTTTAAAAAATAAATAACATAAAAATGGCACTAAAAAAAGGAGATAACAATGATACTGTTAAGAAGATTCAAGCAGTATTAGGTGTAGAACAAACAGGAAACTTTGGTCCTAAAACAGAAGCAGCTGTTATTGAGTTTCAGAAAAAATATGGATTAACTTCAGATGGAGTTGTAGGTCCTGTTACATTAGCTAAACTAGGTATTACTGTAGATGTTAAACCAGCATTAGTAGGCAAGTATACTAAAGAACAAATTGAAACTGCTGTTAAAACAAAAGGTCATAAGTGGTTTGATGATAAAGATTTTGCATTAAATATTGTAGGAATAAGAAATTCTTCAACAGGTCAAAAAGTAAGTAATCTATTTGATGATAACATAACTCTTTCATATAAAGAAGAAGGTGTTTGGAAATGTCATGTATGGTCAGCTACTACAGATCCAGGAACAAAAGGAGTTATGCAATATGGAAACAAAGCTGGTGTTGCTAGACTAGTTGAAGGACAATATATTAACTCTCATATCATGAGACTTCATTCAGGTAAGTATGAAGCATTAGGTCAAAACAAACCAGTAAAGGTTTACCGTGATCCAAACAAGGATATGATATATGATGAGAAATCTATTCAAGAAGGATTGTTTGGTATTAACATTCATAAAGCTGGTGCAGATTCCACCTATGTAGAGAACTGGTCAGAAGGATGTCAAGTATTTAAGAAGTCTGCAGATTTTGAAACATTTATGACTATATGCCGTAAAGCAAAAGAACTACATGGTAATAATTTTACCTATACATTAATTGAATCAACAGATATTATATGAAATTTAGAAACAGCTGGAGATCAGCAACAAAACAATGGGATAAGTTAATGATTAGACTAAGAGTCTCTTCATTAGATATTCTAACAGTAGAGATAGATATCTCTAGAGACTTTTATTTATTAACAGTAATGAACTTTACATTTAAAAACAGATAATCATGAAAGATAGTAAAAATCAGATCATTAGATCTATGAAAAGTTATGAAGTAGGTGGTGCTTCAGATGATTCATGCATGGAAGAATATGTAGCAGCCGATGGTAAAAGAAGAAAAAGAAGAAGAAGTGGTTGTGGAAAAGTAACTAGATCTAGATCATCTTCTGGAAGTAACAATGGTGGTGGTGCATTAAGTGCACTGTTAGGTATTGGTGCTGGTGTTGCTGGAGGACTTGGTATTAAAAAAATGTTGAAAAAAGAAAAAATGGGTGGAACAACCAAAAAGAAAAAATAATTAAACCATAGAACACATAGAAATCCAGGTAAGTTAAGTTATCTGGATTTTTTTTGTTTAAATATTTTTTATTTAAACATTTTTAGTATATTTGTCTAAACCTATATAAATTAATGTCTTATGGAAAATGTAAACCAACAACCTGAACAAGAGTTAACTGCTGAACAACTTGCTGAGCAAAAAGAAAATATGCTTAGATTTTACACAGAATCTCTACCTTATTTAAATGCACAATTAGTGTATGAAGAACTTTTAGTAAAGATTGATGAAGCAAGATTTAAAAGATCTAGTATCCAATATCAATTTGCAATGATGATGAATCCTCCACAAGAAGAAGCAGTAGATTCAGATGATGATATAAATGCAACTCCTCCAGTAGAAAGAAAACTTAAAAGAAATTAATCATGGCCTTGGTAAATCAAGTACAGAAAAGAGTAAGAATGTCAAAGTGGAATGTTGTTAAATTCCAAATACTTACACATTGTTATATAAAAAGAATACTATTAAGTGATTCAGATCTTAATTGCTTGACCTTACTATGCTTTAATGAACCTATTGAATTAACTAGTTTTTGTTATGATGCATCTTCAGAAGAAGATCCTATTTTTAAATCTCCGCAAACAGTAAGAAACTGTATTAATAAAGCTGAGAAAAATAACTTAGTAATTAAAGATGCAACAAATAAAAAACTTATTAAAGTAAATCCTGAATTAAAAATACAAACTGAAGGAACTATATTATTAGATTTTAAATTTTTAGGAGATGAACCCAAAAAAAGTTAAAGTACTATATAATATAGTTTCTGAAGATTTAAATATTAAAACTGAATTAGTTGAGGATTTAATAGAATTTTATTATAAAGAAGTAAGAAGTCTACTTTCTAATTTAAAAAGCCCAAGAATTAATGTAGATGGTTTAGGACAATTTGTAGTAAAACCTGGTGTAGTTATAAAATCAATAGAACATATTGATAGAGTAATTAGTAATCATGATACATCCACATTTAAAGCATACCATAATTTAAAAGGTGTGGAACAAAAATTAGAACAACTAAATAAACTTAAAGTAAAACTTAAAGAAGACGCAGATAAGAAGTCACAATTTTTTAAAAATAAAAATAATGAAAAATCTACTAAAACTGATTTGGAAGAATAAATCTCAGATAATGGAAGGTATTAAAAATGCAGTAATTAGAGATGAATTTGTTGAAGATGTTGCAAGATTAAGACATGAAGTATGTGATGGCTGTGAATTAAAAGGAAAAAAATGTGCAGTAAAAGGTACAGCTCCTTGCTGTAATGAGTGTGGTTGTTCACTAGCATTTAAGACTAGATCACTTTCATCTGAATGTCCACATCCTGATGGGCCTAAATGGAAAGCAATATTAACAGAAGAAGAAGAAGATAAACTAGATGAGTTATGAGTATAGTATTTAAATCAGAAGATCATTCTTATAAAAGTTTAAATGATGATAATATTACTTGGACAAGTGTAACAACTTTAGTATCAAATTTTAAAAAATCTTTTGACTCAAAAGCTGTTGCAGAAAAAGTCTCAAAAAATAAAAAATCTAAATGGTATGGTATAGAACCAAAAGCTATACAAGCAATATGGAATGCAGAGTCTGATAGAGCAATGACTCTTGGTACATTTTATCATAATCAAAGAGAAGCAGATTTATGTTCATTTGCATCTATGGAAAGAGAAGGAATGGTTATACCAGTATTTCCACCATCTGGAGAAAACAATGGAATTAGAAATGCTCCTTCACAAAAGTTAGATCCAGGAGTATATCCAGAACATATGGTTTATCTTAAGTCTGCAGGTATATGTGGTCAATCAGATTTTGTTGAAGTAATAAATGATAAAATAAACATCATAGATTATAAGACTAATAAAGAGATTAAAACTGAGTCATATAAAAACTGGGAAGGCATATCAGATAAAATGAGCCCTCCTATATCTTCATTAGATGATTGTAACTTTAGTCACTATGCATTACAGTTAAGTATTTACATGTATATTATACTTAAACACAACCCTAAGTTAAAACCTGGGTATATGCATATACATCATATTTTATTTGAAGAAGATAGTAAAGATGAATATGGTTATCCTATTACAAGTTATAATAGTAATGGTGATCCAATAGTAAAAGAAGTAGTAGTATTAAAAGTGCCCTATCTATATGATGAGGTTATAGCAATTATTAACTATATTAAAGATAACCCAATTAAAAAGAAATAATATGTTAGTAAGACTATTTGATGTACAAAATGGTATTGTAGTACCTACAGAACATTGCTATACACTAAAGGCTTTAAAAGATATAATGGATAACTATCCTGATAACTATTTAAAGATATACTTGTATTTATTTTACATGACCTGTCCTAATCCAGATATGAATCCTTTCTTTTATACACCGGATATGGATAAAGAATATTTAATTATGAAAGAACTAGATGGAGACTTCTCATTAGAAGATGATGATATACACACTGCATTAGAATTTTGTAAAAGAATGTATGAGACACCAACATCTAGAGCATATAAAGGTATTGCATCTATGTTAGATAGATTAGGAAGATATATGGAGAATACTGCCATTACAGATGGTAGAGATGGTAACATTAATTCTATAGTAGCTGCCGCTAAAAACTTTGACCAGATTAGAGCCTCATTTAAAGGAGTGTATAAAGATCTACAAGAAGAACAACAAAGTAAAGTTAGAGGCGGTCAAGGTCTTGCATATGACAGTTAATTATGGATGATATTTATAAAGATATTCCTACATGGGATAATGGTACATGGACAACAACATCTTTTGATTCAAGAGATGACTGGAGAGACTTTTTATTTTCCATATTTAGAGAACCTGGTAAATATGAATTCAATGAGGTAACCAATGAAATATTTATTGCTGAGTCTAGAAAGTTTAGAGAAACTAAAGTATACTGCACTGCACCATTTAAATCTAAAGACTTTGTTAATTACTGGGATGATCAGAAGAATAAATGCAGGCTAGGAGTATTAGTTAAGTCAAATAATAAAACATGGTATCTTACCAGAGACTATTATATGTGGCTAAACTTCTTACCTATCTTTGATAAGGAACAACAAAAGTTTGACTTTGCTCAGATAAGAGATGCACAATATCATATGGCCTTATATGAAGTGCTTGCAGAGTTATTTTATTTACATGCTGCTATACTAAAGAAAAGACAGATTGCATCTAGTTATTTTCATGCAGGTAAATTAATTAATCAGTTATGGTTTGAGGCCGGAGTCACACTTAAAATGGGAGCTAGTCTTAAAGATTACATTAATGAGAAAGGTACATGGAAATTCTTAAATGAATATGCTGCATTCTTAAATGAACACACTGCTTGGTATAGACCTATGTCTCCAGATAAAGTAATGATGTGGCAACAAAAGATTGAAGTAAGAAAAGGAGATAGAAAAGCTGAAGTAGGATTAAAAGGAACACTACAAGGAATGTCTTTTGATAAAGATCCAACAAATGGAGTAGGTGGACCAGTTAAATACTTCTTCCATGAAGAAGCAGGTATTGCTCCTAAGATGAACACAACATATGGATATATTAAACCTGCACTAAAATCAGGTATGATTACTACAGGATTATTTATAGCAGCAGGATCTGTGGGTGATTTAGATCAGTGTGAACCATTAAAGAAAATGATTCTAGATCCAGAAGCAAATGATATATATTCTGTAGAGACAGATTTACTAGATGAGAATGGTACTTTAGGTACCTCAGGTTTATTTATTCCTGAGCAGTGGTCAATGCCCCCTTATATAGATGACTATGGTAATTCACTTGTAGAAGAAGCATTACAAGCATTAGATGATTATTTTGAGAAGATAAAAAAATCTATGGACCCTGAAGATTACCAGTTAGAAATATCTCAGCATCCTAGAAATATAGCAGAAGCATTTAAACATAGAAAAATATCTAAGTTTCCATCACATCTTGTTACTGCGCAGATAAGAAGAATAGAAGATAAAGAATATGCTTATGAATATTTAGATATATCTAGAGATGAAACAGGTAAGATTAAAGTAAAAGATAGTAATAAGTTACCAATATCTGAATTTCCAATAAGTAAAAAAACTATAGATAAAACTGGTTGTTTAGTAGTATGGGAAAGACCTGTAAAAGATCCAGGATATGGTCAGTACTATGCATCTATTGACCCTGTAGCAGAAGGAAAGACAACTACTTCAGATTCATTATGTTCTATCTATGTTATGAAGGCTCCTGTAGAAGTAACTAAAGTTACTAATGGTGAAACAGAAACATATATAGAACAAGATAAAATAGTAGCTGCTTGGTGTGGAAGGTTTGATGATATCAAGCAAACACATGAAAGATTAGAAATGATTATAGAATGGTATAATGCTCAGACTGTAATTGAGAATAATATATCTTTATTCATTCTATACATGATATCTAGAAAAAGACAAAGATATCTAGTTCCTAAAAATCAGATAATGTTCTTAAAAGACTTAGGTGCAAATGCTAACGTCTTCCAGGAGTATGGTTGGAGAAATACAGGAGTACTGTTTAAGCATCATTTACTAAGTTATGTTATAGAATATTGTAAAGAAGAATTGGATACAGTAACTAAGCCAGATGGAAGTATTGTAAAAACTACATATGGTGTAGAAAGAATACCTGATATAATGTTATTAAAAGAAATGCACGCGTATACAGATGGACTTAACGTGGATAGACTTGTTGCATTTTCTGCAATGGTTGCATTTATGAGAATACAACAAGCAAATGTAGGTTATACTAAAAGAGTTATAATGGATGATGCAAGCAAAAACTTGCAAAAGTCAGAAAATTTGTTTA